TCATTGTGTGAAAACATTCATAGTAAATTTAAAAGCGAATTAGTATCTGAATATTATGACGACAACACAGAAGACTTACACTTCTGGTGGGAACAACCAAACAAACACTGGAGCTACAATGGGTAATCATCATAAAGTTGATAAAGGTCAAAGTTTTATTGATGAAGGAATGACTCTCATCACTGAGACTGATAGTGATAAGTATCTTGACATGGCAGCAAAACGAAATAGGAATAAGCGTAAGGAAGAGTTGTATCCAAACCCAGATAGTGAGATGGGTAAATTTGTAGAACGTTGGAGTCAATGACAAGTACTTCAGGTTTATTAATTAATAAGAAGCAGTTTTTTCCTACTCAACTTCTAGCATTTTGTAATAATCTTAATTTTAAGAAGATGAATAAGAAAATTGCTAACTATGTTATTGAGCAAAGTAAAAAAAATCCGGATAATAAAACATTTTCTTTAGGTGGACATGGGTGGCACTCAGATATTAATTTAACAAATTTAGATTATGATTGGTCTAAAGAGTTACATGCTATGATTATAGGAGCATGTAGTGCGTTTGCAGGACGTGATCTATTTGAAGAAAAATATATTCTAGAAACTTGGGCAATAAAACTAGCTAAAGGTGGTTATTCAAACTACCATAGTCATCCTGGTTTCCGTCTAAGTGGTGTTTACTATGTAAAGGTGCCGAGTACTTGCGATGAAAAATCCGGATCAATTGCATTCCCTGATACAAGAGCAGGAGCTATGGGTAGTACGTTTGAAATGCCAACTTTGAATTTTAAGGCAAGTGAAGGTGAAGGTTTAGTTTTTGAAAGTTGGTTACCTCATTACGTAACTCCACATAATGGAGACGAGTGTAGGATTAGTGTTTCATGGAATATAATTTGGGAAGATCTCGCTAAAGATTCAGCTCCACCATGGGAAGATATCGCTAAATAACTATTGACTCCGTATACTCTTAATGGCAACTTCTAATCTCACGTTTAGAGATGTCAATATTACTTTCAAAAAACACCCTGTTACTGACGATGTAGTTGTCAGTAAAGATAATGCTGCAATTAAACAAGCAATTGTTAATTTAGTACTTACAAATAAGGGTGAGCGTTTATTTAATCCTGATTATGGTTCAGACATTAGATCATTTTTGTTTGAACCTTTGGACTATGCAGTTGCAGGTATTATTAAACGAAATATGCAATTGTCTCTAGCAAAATACGAACCTAGAATCGCCGTAACATCTATTAGTTGTATTCCCAACTTTGAAGATAACGGTTTAGATGTTGAAATGACGTATGAGATAAGAGGAACAGAAGTCCCACCTGTTCAAATAGAGTTCTTCCTGTCTAGGACGAGATAATGCCATATACTCAATTAAACAATCTAGATTTCACCGAAATCAAGAGTACTCTCAAAGATTACATGAGATCACAATCGGATTTTACCGATTATGATTTTGAAGGTTCTGCATTAAGTCAGTTGTTAGATGTATTGGCATACAATACGTACTACACGGCATTTAATGCCAATATGGTAGTCAATGAACTATTCCTAGATTCAGCAACGCTAAGAGACAACGTAGTATCGTTAGCGAAGCAATTAGGGTATACTCCCAAATCAATTACATCACCAAGTGCAGAACTTGGATTTTCTGTTACATTTCCAGTTTCAGGACCCGCTTCAATTAAATTGAAAGCAGGAACTGGATTTGTAACTAATTACGATAAAACTCTTTATCGTTATGTTACATTAAAAGATATTAAAGTTCCGGTTGTCAATAATGTTGCAACGTTCTCGGATGTTGTTTTAAATGAAGGATCATATGTATTGAGTACATTTACATATGATGGATCATTAAAAGATCAAAAATTTAAAATTCAGAATTCAGCAGCAGATTTAAATACATTAATTGTTAGAGTGTATGAGTCTTCTGGTTCTAGTGTTTATGAAGAATATAAAAAGTCAGATAATATTCTTCAAGTAGGTGGTGAAGATAAAGTATATTTTGTCAATGAAATTGACGATGAGCAATATGAGTTATTTTTTGGAGATGGTACTCTTGGCAAAAAATTATCTGATGGAAATGTAATTGAAATAAGTTATATTTTAACAAAAGGTTCACAATCTAATGGCGCAAAGTCATTTACGTTTAGTGGTGTATTCTTAGACGAGAATGATGTTAAAGTATCATCACCATTTAGTGTTAGTAATATTGTAACAACTTCTAATGCACGAGGTGGATCTGCAATTGAAAGTATTGAAAAGATTAAATTCAATGCACCAAAATTCTATGGTTCTCAGAATAGAGCAGTAACATCAAATGATTATTCTGCTATTGTAAGAAATTTGTATCCTGCAGTGAGTGATATCATTGTATTTGGTGGTGAGGATCAAGTACCACCTGATTATGGTAAAGTATTCATTGCTGTGAAACCAACTATAGCAAATTCTTTATCTTCAGTAACTAAGAAAGAACTAACGGATAAGTTAAGGAGTTATGCAGTTGCTTCTGTAAAACCTGTGTTTTTAGATCCATCTATTCTTTTTGTTGAAATTAATAGTAAGGTTTACTTTGATGGTGCTAAAACTAATCTTCTTCCAGCTGAAGTTGCAGCAAAAGTTTCAACTGGAGTTAATGAGTACTTAAAAACATCAAGTACCGAAAAATTTAATGGTAAGTTTAGATATAGTAAATTCATAGGTGTAATTGATAGTTCTGATCGTTCAATCAATTCTAACATTACAGAAATTACGTTAAGAAAAGATTTTTATGCTCAAATCAATGCATCTTCTTTTTACGAAATTTGTTATCAAAATGAATTCTTAAAAGATTGTGATAATCCAGTTGTAACATCTACTGGTATGACTGTTTTTGAACATCCCAATTACACATCGTATTTGGAAGATAGAGATGGCAAAATCGTCCTATATAGACTAGATTCACTAACTGGAGATAAAATTCTCCTAAACGATTCTGTTGGTGATGTTGATTATGTCAAAGGTGAAATTAAATTGTATGACTTCACTATTCTGAAAGGAACATTCTCAGACAATCGTATTGAACTGAGAGTAAAACCATCCAGTAATGATGTTGAAGTTAAACGTGAAGTATATCTAGACGTAGATATCTCAAAGAGTACATTTGTAGCATACAAAGAGTAGTAGTAGATGGTCAAAACTGCTAATAAAATCTCATATCTAGTTGAGTCACAATTACCGGACTTTATTAATGAAGAGTATGAACTTTTTGGTAAGTTCATACAAAAATATTATGAGCAATTAGAATTACAAGGTCAACCGGTTGATATCATTGCGAATCTTCAATCGTATCGTGATATTGATTTTTACGAAACAAACATCCTTAAAGAGTCAACTACCATTGTTGGATCTTTAGGTCAATCAAGCACAACAATTACTGTTGCTGATGCAACTTCATTTCCTAAGTTTGGTGGATATATCAAAATTGATGATGAGATTTGCTTTTATGCAGAAAGAACAGATACTCAATTTTTAGAAGTAAGTCGTGGTGTCAGTGGTAATACTACTATTGGTGATCTTTATAATAGTAGTACTTTTGTAACTACACAAGCAGATACTCATGTTAATGGGTCTACTGTACAAAATATTAGCAATTTATTTTTATATTCTTTAGTTAAAAGTTTTGAAGCACAATACCTTGCAGATTTTCCTGAAGCATACCTAAAGGAAGGAGTTGACAAGAGAACTTTACTAAAAAACATTACTGATTTTTATAGAGCAAAAGGAACTGATAATTCTATTAAGTTTCTATTTAAATGTTTAATTCAGGATGATCCGAATCCGGATGTTGCCTATCCAAGAGATTTTACGTTAAAGTCATCGGAATCTAACTGGATTCAATCATATGCATTAAGAGTAAAAATTCTTACTGGCAATCCAAACGATTTAATTGGAAAGCAAATTACTCAAAATGTAGAAGGTAACTATGCATCTGCTATTGTAGATAATGTTAAGTATAGTGGTACTTTTGATAATGAAGAATTATATGATATTATTTTAAGTGAACCTAGTGTTAATGGAACTTTCACTTCATCTTTAAAAACTCAATTAACAAGTCCTATATCTCCATCAGAAACTGTAGGTGATAGGATAAATGTTTTTTCTACAATGGGTTGGGAGACTAAGGGATCTTTTGTAATAGGAGATGAAATTTTTACATTTGAAGAAAAAAATGTAAATCAATTTGTAATTAAAACTAGAAACAGTAATGGTTCTTATCAACCGGGAACA